CCAAATTCTTCCATAAACATCTTGGTCAGCGGGCTCTGTAAACGATAGGCCTCTGTTTCCCAAGGCTGCCTTTCATATTTGGTGGAATGGTAGTTACGATATTTACCGTCCTTACATTTCCACAGTTGTTTATAACCACCCTTGAAGGAATCCTTCATGCGGCCGGTAGCACTCTGCCACACATGAACCATCTCATGGATGATTGTTTCGATAAAGTATTCTTTATTAAGGCATCGACTCAAACGATGGTCAATATCAATGAAGAAATCACGGTCATCATCACCTTGATAACAAAATCCGTGAGCTCCATTCTCAAACGTTTTTTTGAAAGTAACGTTGATATCCAATACACGATGGCGGGGCATCAACATATCCATGCACCACCAGACAATCTCTTCTGCCAGTTCACGGTCTTTCTTCAGACCACCTTTGGACGCAATATTGATCATCAATGTTTCCTTATGTCTCATCATATATACATAATACCAGGCTAGCTAGAATATGTCAAGGCAAATCGTAGCATCTAAGTCATTGATGCATAAGGATTCTCAAAAAAAGTTTAGAATTTTGGTTCGTGGCCAGGCAAGATTTCGGTGGGTTCTGGTTGCATATACTCTTCTGTCCACCCAAACGCCTCCTTAACTACGGCATCAGACAATCCCTTGTATTTCCTATGGAGTGCCCCATCCTTCGCAGCAATCACGATCTCTGCTTCCTCTTCGGTTAGACCTTCGAGCAATTGGAGAAACATATTCTCTCGCCGCAGGGGCGTCAACTTCGGATTTCCACCCTTGATGAAGTGAAATAGAAGTCGTGATTCATGCGTTAGATTTGTATGCTCAGTACCGTTTGGCGCATCATTTTTTGTATATGGAACATCTCCTTCGGGGAGCTCCCATTCGATAGATGGGTCAAATGATGCTTTCAAAATCATTCTTAGGGGCGCAGTATCGTGATCCCTCAAAACTCTAACTTTCTGGTCTTTGGTCTTAGCTTTGGCAACTTTACCCAAAACTTCTGAAATAAGCGGCGTCATATTAAAAATCTCCTATTGATTCCATGAGATTTCTCAATCTCTTTTCTATAAAGTAATTTAGTAGTTTACTACGATCTCCTTCTGGAGCTTCTTGGTAAGCTTTTAGGCATTCCAAATACAGTTCCTTTGGGGATTCCTTCAGATCAATCAATTTCTTGTTTCTCTGGTAATTTCTTCTCACCTCATCGTTTGGTAAAAATTGTTCGCACATGGGGCCTGCCCATTCAGCAATCTTCTTCTTACCTAATGGCTTCTGTCTCAATCCATCAGTAAATGTATTGTCTACGGAAAGAACGTTTGGAACACCATCACTAACATCACCCTTCAAAATGTGTTCATATAGATACTCATCTGGATCAATCCCATCAATAAATTTCTTAGTGATAGGACTGTATTGTGTAACGTTCCTATATTTATGCAGTTGAATAAAGTCTTTATCTCCTGATAGGATTAACGTCTTACCATTGTCAAATTCCAACTCGCCACACAGTGCGGCAATAATATCATCAGCCTCTGCACCTTCTACCTCAAGAACTTTATAGGGAAAGAACTCAATCAGTTCAGCCTTAATATTATTAAGACACTCAAAGATAGCATCCCAATCATGACCAGAACCATCTCTAGTTTTCTTACGGTTACTTTTATATTGAGGGAAATAATCTCTACGCCAATAGTGTTTAGAATCATAACAGATTACTAACTCACCAAACTGACTAGAAAACCTTTCACGATACATGCGGAGCGAATTGAGGATCATATGACGTACCATATCCTCATCTACCTTTGGTGCTTTAGTTAAATGCAAATGCATCATAACACTAGCAACCGAAATTTGGTTCATATCAACTAATATCATCTTCTTCTTCTTTCAATTTTTTCAGTTTCATTTAACTGAATTAGGAAACTTCTCAAGTACAACACTTTTTCTAACGGTATTGAAACTTACTGTAATTCTTTTATTTGTTTTATTTTCTTCAACATGATGATCAAGCCAACTAGGAAAAAGTAGTAATGATCCACTGGAAGGATAGAACTTTTTAATCTTTCCTTCTGGATAGGTAAAAACAAGAGGAGAACTTCCTTCATCCACATACGGATAATAAGCACCACTAATTACACTACCTTCTCTTACATCCCAAGAATCTACATGGCGATGTCTACCGACACTTTGACCTTTAGATAAAATATTAAACCAACTAGAAGATATAACAGTTTCTTCTAAATTATCATAACTTCTAATATATCCATTAATAGATTTTTGAATTTTTATCATCAGAGGTTTAATTTCTTCAGCAAACAAAAATTCTTTATTGAATTCATAACTGCTCAATCCAGAAACCAAATGATATTTTCCAGTCATTGACTTATCAATAACCTCAAGACAGCTGTCATTATACTTACTTAAATTAAAATCTTCAATCATTACACAATCCTCATATGAGCATTAAAACTCATGCTCCTTCTCTCACCTTCACAATAAAAAGGATATACAAAATGTTTTAAGTATGATGGAAATACTAACAACTTTCCCACCTCTGGTTTAAATTTCAAATTATCACTTCTCATATCGGCGTTCTCACCATACATGAACTCAATGAGCCCATTAGTAGGATAGTGGTCTGTTAACTCTTTGTCAAGTTCCTTTTGCATATTAGGAGGAATTTTTAGATAGATTACAGCTGAAAAGTCTCCAGTATGATGATGATAAGGATTGTACTCACCAGAATATTGACTTACAATCCAACTATGCGTCAGATGAATATTATCAAGTGTTGGTTTACCTTCTCGGCCTGCAATTTTATACCAACCATATGCTCTGTTCTTAGAGATAATATAATTAAGATAATCTAAACAAGACTGTCTCATAATTTTGAATAAAAATGCACGATCATCAGTATTATCTACTGGAATTTGAATTTCTTTGCTGACCTTACCAACAAGTTTGTGTGACCAATCCCATTTAGCACTTTTCTGTTCGCTGGATAAAACATCGTCACCAGCTGTATTTACTATATCAACAAATCTTTGTGGTACAGTAGATTCCATTATGGTGGGACTAAAAACTTCTAAAAATTTAGGCGGGGGAGTTTGGGTCTTCTTCATCTTCATCTAAATCCTCAATTAACTTTTTTATTTTTACATCATCTAAACCAGGCAAGTCGAAACCATCTCCAACTTCTCCCTTTGGATCAATATTAGACTTGGTAAATGCAGACATAATTTTCGACATTGGGTGTTCATATCCAACTTGTCTATAAAGAGTTGACCTAACTGACTCTATAATAAATCCCATATCTTTTGAAAATTCTTCTTGATGAACATCAAAGCCATTTTCTCCTATAGAATGTATTAGCTGAATTATTACAGCTTCAGTAAGATTATCACAAAAAATAAGGTTCTCTTGCATTTCAATAACATCAACATCAGGGATAACAACCTGCTTTTTTGATTTTGTTTTCCAAGGGCCCTTAACTACGTTTCCGTTGTTTTCTTTTGGTCTTTTGCACATCGGCATTTTTTACTCCATTGTCGTCATTATACATTTCTTTAGTGTAAACAGTTCCTAGTAATGGATACCAAACACCAACATCAAATTTTGGTTGACCAATATTAGGACCAAACCAATGATAAGCTTGAGCCCTGCATGTACGAGAAATACGTTTTTCTTGATATTCACCATAAAAAAGATCACAGTAATCACCATCTCTTAGGTAACGCTTTAGATTCTTAACATAACCTTCATGAATCAATTGTCTTGCAAGAGCTCCCTTTACTCCAGCTTTATCTGCTCTACGTTCTACACCGGCAAGTTCTGTTTGTGTTTTAATCCACACCTTAATTTTATTAGGATGTGTTGGATAATCATCTGGCAGACTACGCAAACTTTCATGAATACTAGACATACCATAATCAGGATTCTTTGCAGCACGAGCCTGCCGGGCCTTTTCTAGACGTTCTGCAGCTGCAACCTTTTGTTCAGCTGACATAGGTTTGCGTTTCTTCCTAGTCTTAGGTTCAACCCATTTACTATTATCAGTCTTTGCTTTGATACGTTTTGCCATCTTTATATTTATCCCTGTTTTAACCAATAACCAATCAAACCATTCAAAAGAATGGCAACTCCAACAGCGTTGACCACAATCAACGCACGATCATTCCACATAACTGAAACAACTAACCAACCAAATATTCCTACACATTGAACAATAATGTTCCAAGGATAAAGATTATTTGCAGCAAGGATCATACCAATAATCAAAACAATAGAACTCACCCATTTTATATACCAATCAACAGTATGCAACGGCGTTGCCGTCTTAGTAGGAATTTCGTGTGTCCTTAATTCAATCTCTGCTGTTCTAGTGTTCTTTTCTTCTCCACCAGAACTTGGATTATCAGTATCCGTGTTCATCGAACCTCTTCTCCAAATCTTTCTTTTGACGCCTTTTACCAGCAGATTTAGCTAAACGCTTCTTTTCACCTTTAGATACATAATGCTCACGTTCACGCAACTCTGTATAAAAACCTTCTTGTTGTAATTTCTTCTTTAGAATACGCAATGCTCCGTCAACATTATTATTACGGACTTCTACTCTCACTTAATTTCTCCTCATTTGGGCAACTTCTTCTGCCTGTTTCTTTCCACGAATGGGTACTGCATTAGATTTATGCATCTGGGCAATCCCTATAATTTCAGTTCCTGTATAAACATTCTCTTTTTTCTTCGACATGGAAGAGTCATACACAACTTTTGGCTTGGTGCTCTCGACAGGACTCGAACCTGTGACCCACGGTTTAGAAGACCGTTGCTCTAATCCAGCTGAGCTACGAGAGCTTATTCCCATTTTCTTCAAAAACTTTTCATGTTTACGCTCGGCAGCAAGTTGACTTTTTGTCTTCTTGCTGACCTTACGTTTTTTAGTGTTCGTTGTAGAATAGAACACAGGCAATAAGTGCATTCCACTCATTAGTACATCACCATATATAAAACTTCATTAACAATACCAATTGTGGCAATCACCACTAATGCCGTAATCATTCAACTATTCTCCATTCTTTATTACTATAACACACGGTAACTTCTTTGTCAAGACCTTTTTTAGCCTTGCGACAATCACCTTCCTCATAATATCCACCCCACTCAAAATTATCACGCATTTCGGCAAGACGATTATTATTTTTAACAGGTTGCTCTACGAACAAGTACTTGGTAGTCTCTGATTTGCATCCAATGATTTTACATGCAATAGGACTAACAAGACCTGTAAGTAGACTTATGGGTTCAAAAGCTTGGACTTGACTTGGGATCAATGAGAGACAACTCACGCTGACGGCGATCAGTATCTTCTTTGTTTTGCTTTTCAGCATTTTCATCCAACTCCTTCCAAGCTTTTGTTGCCCGTAACTTATTAAACAACATTTCATCCTTACGCAAACGATTTGACAAGATTTTTCTTGCAGCTGCATCAGAATATTCCAACAGAACAAAAGCACGATACTGTACACCATGCGGGACAACTTCTAATTCTTTTAAGTGATATCCAGAAACATCTGTATCGGCTGTAATATTCTTTACTGCACGTTCAAACTCTGAAATTACAGATGCATCAAGATCACCAGACCCAACTTTAGCCTTAAACTGTTTTGCTTGAGAACGCAATCGTGAATTGATACGATCAGCAAGAATAACCTTTGCATTCAAAGTAGCAGCATCAATAGAGAACTGCATATCTGGCGTTACAGATGTACCAGCAGAAAAGATATTATCAGTATCTTTTGGTTGTGATTTAAACCAATCTGGAATACTAGTAATTTGTTCCTGTACACGATCACGCTTATATTCGTAAGTAACGTTTACAGTTTCACTAGTGCCAGGTAAAGCTGAATCTTGTGTAGTATTACAACCACTAAGAGCAATTAAACTAACACAACTCAATAGAGCCATTTTACTTGGATTCATCATTTTTAGGTTCCTCTTCCATAATATTTTCACCTATTTTAACAATGTCTGTACCAATACCTTTTAAAGTATTACCACAAGCACCTAAACTCATTACAATTACCACCATGGCAATACCCAGTAATGTTGTTCTTATAATATACATTTTAACCTCATTTAACATTCATAAGAGTCTCTACAGCAGAATCACGAACACCTGACTCAATAAAAGCGTTCTTGATATGTGGTACAATATCAGGATAACATAAAGTTATAACAATCCCAATACCAATTCCAATTATATATTTCATGAACATATTTCCTTCCATGCTAATTGATTCACACCATCAATCGAAACATTAAAATAAGCTTTAGTGCAAATTTTTTGAGTGGGACGATCAACTTGAAAAATATTATTGAGAAACCCACCAATTGATGAATTTCGTTGAGTGCTTTGTACTGAGCAATTCTCATCAAATGGTCGTTCAAAACAGTAGTCTTCATCTGGCAACTGCACCATTTGAACTGGTTTAATTGGTACAGCAGGCGGCGCTGATTGTTTTGAAGGTTGTATTTTTTCACCAATAGTCAAATTGCAGTTTTGTTCTGTGTTTTTCTTTAAAATTTCTGGAACTGTAGTACGCAAAATATTTTCTTTTGCATTTGTTTCTGCATTTTTACAAGCATCATTTTCTGACATGTTAGGTCCAAAGATAAAACTACCAGAAGTTTGATACCATTTTTGTTTAATCTCAACATCAAGATTAACAACACATTTACGAGTGTTATCAACATGAGGATAAGTTATATTATCATAATTTTTTGATTTAGATATAACGCCATCGAATGAGGAAGTAACTCCTGTGGAGTATTCACATTCATTCGCTATGGCTGCCCCTGATAAGAGGCATAGAGCCGGAATCATAATATATTTCATAACAAATTAACCTTTAGATTATTTTACCAAGTAACTTTAGTACGGCCCCAATCTGAAGAAACTGTACCATTTACATTAATGTTATTGGAACGGCTTCCACCACTAGCAGCTAGATAAGCCTGACGTTCTAGATTAATTTGAGCTTGCAGTTGACGATCTGCAATACCACGGGCACAAGCAGCACGAGCGCCGAGATTTGTGTAACCACCGCAAGGATCAATACCATTAGGAACAACGACTGACTGGGCCTGATTTTGACGAACTACATTTTGACCTAGAAGAACACCACCGACAGCACCAACTGCCGTTGCAATGGTATTACCCTTTCCCTTGCCAAATTGGTTTCCAATGAAACCCCCAGCAACGCCACCCATTACAGGAGCTAACCAGTCATTATCACCAGCATTTGCTGGAGTGCTAAAGTTAAACGCTGCTGCAGCAACGGCTGCAACTATAAGTGTTTTTTTCATTAAATTTCTCCCATTATTTCAGTTGTAAGTTTAGAAACATATGCATCATCAACTAAAGACATATTAGTTTTAACATATGTAAGAACATCCGATTCGTTCTTCGCACCCATTTCGATGGCAGAAACGACTTGTTCCTCAATATCCATCATCCAATTTTTCATCTTACTCATAAAAATCTCTTTCAACTCATCTTACTTACATAGTATAACAGCATAATTATCCTTTGTCAAGCACTAATTTCACTTTTTTCACTTTTAATTTCAGAAATACGGATTAATGACTTTTCACCATTCTTATCACGTTTAGTCTTAATATATCCATCTGACTCAAGTCTATCTAGCATGGATACAATAACATCATTCAAGATTTCAAATTTTGTAAGATATCTACCCCAACAATAACAACCAGCCATAGAAGCGAGTGCCAATAAGGTGTGCGTGTACATATTGAGTTCCATAAATTATCCTTTGTTTTCTCATTCTATACATAGTATAACAGCATCAATGTTCTTTGTCAAGCATTATTTTCATTATTTATACTAATAAATTTAATTTATAGCTCTTTTTCTGATCTTGATCCTTCTGAGAGTGTTGGTTCTTGTTCTCGTTCTGTTTCTTATCTTGAGCTAACTGATATGTTTTCTCAACTTTCCTATGTTGAATTTGATTCAGAGGATGGTAAATCGTTAGTGATAACATTTATATTGTTCCTAATAATATGCCCCAATTAATATGGCTCCAGCACGGTTAATCCATATGAGATAAGCTACAATACTAGCACCTACCGCAATTGCAATAAATTTACCAAATTCAATAATCCAATGGATTATCTTATCATAAAATTCTTGATCTTCTTTGGCGTGTGCTGCGGCTGCTTCTTTAGCTTTCTTGCGCTCTGCTTTACGTTCTTGGAGCAAGCTCTCACGGGTGGCAAGAATCTCATCCCATGTGCCTTCGCCGAACTTGTTATCGATTCGGATTCCCAAATTTTCTATCTGGCGATCCACCTGCTTTTGCTCGAGGACCATTGCAGCTACTGCACCGACAGACAATTCGTCTTCTGTATCATCACCCATCTTCTTACCGAAGAACTGAGCCAATCTACTTTTAGGCTTGGTTTGTTTTTTCTTTTTTTTGACTTCACGATCTACTGCATCTTTATGGTGGAACAACGCATCAAGGCCAGAGTAGATACCCTTAACATCATCAGCGGTGTCCATAGCAGATTTAATTGCGTCAACAGCTCCCTTTACTAATGCAAAGGCGGCCATTGATTCAGCGAGTACCATATTCCTTCCCCCAGTATTATAGTTATTATAAACTATTTATGGAAAAAGTTAACTTAATAACTCATCTATATCATACTCTTTTGCAACTCTAGCATGGAGTTTTATAAAATACTCTGCATCAACTACAACTAAAGGTTTCTGTTTATTTCTCTTTATAAAAACCACTGGTTCATAATCACCAGAGTTTGACTCTGCTTGTTCATAAGACTTCCACACATTAAGAGATTCTTGATTCTTACACTCAATTGAATATGGAAACTTCTCTCTCGCAGCACGAGCCA